TAGCAGTGTTATTTACGAAGCCACTACGCAGTGTTTTATTTGTTGGCCCATTGTTAAGGTCAGTGCGAACCTTGTCGTCAACTTTGACCCAACGTACACCATCATAGCGGAACAAGCGATTGGGTTTGTAGTCCAGGCGCAACACATAAGCACCAGCCACTGGATTAGGCGGGAAGTTCACTGCTGGAGTCACTGGTATACCATTGGGGGCTGTGCCACCACCAGTAAGATAACCCTCAGCATATCCCGCACTAGTAGGAGTCACAGCCATGCCACCTTGTGTGCCATCCACAGTAACAGTTTCATCAGCAGTCAAGCTGGTAGGATTAGCCGGCTCGCCGTTGATAGTAGGTTCAATGTAGAACGTGGTGTTGTCGTAGCCCGACAGCGGCACTTCGGCATCTGCTTGTGCCAAGATAGCGTCGTTGATTTCGTAGTCTTTGACTCGTGTGCCTTGTACATCGCTGATGGTATTGGGTGTGTACGGCGCCCAGAAGTTGATATTGGTTATGTCTGTATCAGCAGGCACATTGACCTGTGCTTGATAATAGTTGTCGCCTTGATTGACAATGGTACCTGAAGGATAAAAATTGCCAGGATCCCAGATGTTTTCTGCCACAAACGGCTTGTCTGTGATGTTGCTGAATTCTTGTTGATCCTTCAATGGTGTACACTTCACACGCCACAAGTGAGGCAACCAAGTGACTGAGAATCCTTCTGACGCAAAGTCGGCGTCTTGAATTTGATAATATCTAGGCAGTGCCCGCGGAATGTTTTGATTCAGCGGATGATAGTCTTTCAAGTTGGGAATCTCAATAACATCACCATTCATGAGCTTGCGACCAAATGTGTCAATCATGTCGTTGTAGTGAAACGTCATGAATATGGTATCGTTGTTCAAGAACAAACCAAACTGTGTCAAATCAAAGTCCACGTCCTGTGTGTTGTACACACCGCGCATGACATACACATCTGGATCGTATATTCTATCACGGTTTTCCAGCAACAGCAAGTCTTGAATGTTCAGCACATCCACTGCTTCGTAAATGGGCTGTGTGGCATCAAAATTGCCACTCAATGCTGAGTCATTGCCGCCACTTTGCGGTCCCATGTATTTGTGAACATAAATGTCCAAGCCGCCCACAGTGTACATTTCACTGATAGTGCGGTCCAAAAATTGATAATCTCTGGTGCGATTGGGGCGGAATAGGGATAAGCGTGGCATGGTATATTTATAGTACTTTGGGTTTACCTTTGCAGGGGTTGACCAATTAATCCTGTTCTGCTATAATTACGTATAAATTTACCAGGAGCCCAAATGAACGCAACACGAGCCGCTGTCAAGCCACTGAATCCTCGCAGTCCTGATACCAAATACACAGGGTTGGAACCCACATGGCGTGTGCAACCCATAGACGATCGCACCAGCCAAATGAGTTCTGCCTTTTCATGGTACAATTACTTTTATGGCAAGAAGGATGCTCGTGAGATGCTGGTGGCTTATTTAGAGCATCACGGACGCAAAGCAGATGTCCGTGCGCTGAAAGGCGTGCCTGATTATTCTATTCGATTGACCACTGCTTGGTTGTGCCGCATGAGCATGGTGGGCTTGGAACTCACAGACACTGAGACAGTTCGACTAGAGGGCTACATTCAGGAAATCCTAAACTCACGTGAGCCCGAAGTGGTGGTAGCAGAAGCAGTACCTGTGGCGGCCAAGCCCAACATTCAAGATCGCTTGCGTGAAAAGGTATCAGAATGTGCTGGTGAACTGGACGGCATGTTTGACGAGTTTGTGATTGCTGGTGCCAAGATGTCAGCAGACTACAAACCAATCTCTGTGATACGTGGCATGAACGTGGCTCCACAAATGATTTCGGACATTGCTAACTTGTGGAAGCACAAACTGTCAGAGTTTGAAACTGCAATTGAAGGCAAGGATGCACAGGTTGTAGAAGGCTACAGCAACTTCAGCAAGATCCAAATGCGCAACATTGTGAAGTTTTGCGAAGCAGTGATCAATGACTGCGGTGCCTATGTGCAGATCAAGAAAGTAGAACGCAAGCCACGCAAGGTCAAGTCAGTGCCACCTGAGAAACGTGCCGCAAAGTTCAAGGTCATGTTGGAATTTGCCGAACTCAAGCTCAAAGGTTTACCAGCCGCAAGTCTTGTGGACAAAGCCGAAGCCTGGTTGTATGACACCAAGAAGCGCAAGTTGATCCACCTTGTGGCTGACAGCCATACACAGGCATTCACTGTTAAAAGCAACAGCATTATTGGTTTCAGTACCATTGAGACCATGCAAAAAACTGTGCGCAAGCCAGCAGATGTTGTCAAAGCAGTGCAAGCCGCAGGCAAGCCAGCCGCACGTAAGATCTACAAAGACCTTACCACAACTGAAACTCCGTTCAACGGACGCGGTACTGAGAACCTGGTAGTGCTCAAAGCCTGGTAAATACAGGGACTTGGAGTCCCACATGCCAGAACAGCAACAACAATCACTGCCCACACTGAAGCAAAACTTGATCGAGTATGTCAAGCTTCAGTTAGGCGGTGATATCATTGACCTAGAACTAGACCCCTCACACTACGAAGCGGCCTATCAAAAAACCATTGGCACTTACCGCCAACGTGCCAACAATGCCTACGAAGAAAGCTACAGTTTTATGCAGTTGGTGCAAGATGTCAACATCTACGAACTGCCGCAAGAAGTTATCAGTGTGCGTCAAATATTCCGCAGAACATTTGGCGACAGTTCAGGACCTTTTGCATCAAACTTTGACCCGTTTGCACAAGCGTCAATCAACGTTTACTTGATGAACTTCAATGTGGCAGGTGGACTAGCCACTTATGATTTCTACAGTCAGTATATTGAACTGGCAGGACGCATGTTCGGTGCTTACATGAACTACACTTGGAATCCTGTGACAAAGAAACTGCAACTGATCCGTGATCCCAAAGGATCAGGAGAAACTGTGTTGTTGTGGACCTACAACCTAAAACCTGAATTCAACCTGTTGAGCGATCACCAAATACAACAATGGATCAAAGACTACATGGTGGCCAACTGCAAAATGATCATTGGCGAAGCACGTGAGAAATTTGGCACTATCGCCGGCCCACAAGGTGGCGGTAGCCTAAACGGTGCAGCCATGAAGGCCGAAGCCAAAGTGGAAATGGATAGCTTACTTGAACAACTCAAAATGTATGTGGACGGTTCACAGCCTCTTACATTCGTTATTGGCTAAACTGCACACACTTTTATCTAAAATTGTGCTATAATCCTTGTACACAAGTACCTGGAGAATCAAAATCGACTTAATGATCGACATTGAAGGTTTGGCAACAGGCCCTGAGACTACAATTTTAACCATTGCGGCACAGGCATTTGACCCTTTTGGCACTGGCTACTACGAGCACAAGTATTATGCTCGAGTTGATCTTGAGAGCCAAGAGAACCGTACCATTGAACAAGGCACCATAGACTGGTGGGCCACACAACCTGCAGCCGCACGTGATGAAGCATTCAATGAGGTGGGTCGTATCCCCTTGGACCAAGCACTAGATGAACTGCACAAGTTATGCTGGAAGTGCAATCGTATCTGGATGAATGGTCCCACCTACGATGCCAATATACTGGAGCATGCCTACAAGAGTTATCACAAACCCTTGCCCTGGCAATATTATAAGATTTGTGATGCACGAACGGTATATAAGCTGTATCCAGGGTTGCCCAAGCCGCCTACCAGCCATCATGCGCTGGAAGACTGCCGACGACAAATTGACATGTTGCAAGCAACCTTGGCTCATTTGAACATCAAGGAACTGGCATGATCATTGGAATTTGTGGATTTATTGGCTCGGGCAAAGATACCATTGCAGACTATCTTGTGAATCTACATCACTTCCGCAGAGAAAGTTTTGCCAACACACTGAAAGACGCTGTGGCACAGGTGTTTGGCTGGGACAGAACCATGCTGGAAGGGCGCACAAAACAAGCCCGTGAGTGGCGTGAACAAGTGGACCCATGGTGGGCCGAACGCTTGGGCATACCACACTTGACACCACGATTCATTCTACAACAATGGGGTACAGAAGTATGCCGCAAAGGCTTCCACGATGACATCTGGATTGCCAGCTTGGAAAACAAACTGCGCAACAGCCGGGATGATGTGGTCATAAGCGATTGCAGATTTCCCAATGAAATCCGTGCCATCAAACAATCAGGCGGCATGGTGGTGCGTGTGGTCCGCGGTCCTGAACCCGAGTGGTATGATGCGGCTGTGAGTCGAAATCGAGGACCTGACGGCAATTCAACCTGGTCACTCAGCGGTCGCCGACTGGCACAGTTGGGGGTGCATGACTCAGAAACTGCCTGGGTAGGCACTCAATTTGATGTGATACTAGACAACAACGGCACACTAGATGATTTGTATCAGCAGGTCAAGCGACTTGTGTCTAATTAAGCGTCTGGTTCGAGATCACCCGCCCGCCAAGTAACTTCAGTCCGGGCTATTTCTTCCACACAGTTACGGCAAACTGTGCGTAAGTTTCTCAGTGCAGTGTTGTTGAGATCGCCGTCCACATGATACACCAGTAACTGGCTGGCAAATCTTGCTCGAAACCCGCATCTATCACATGCGGGTTTTTTCTTGTATCCTGCTGACTTCCAACGTGGTTCTCTAGGTTTGATGCCGCGACCTTTGCGCTGGCAAGTCTCACATCTACTGCGATAGTGTGTTACTTCTTCTCGGATGTAATTGACTGCTCGAGGGCGTTGATTGCAGGCTGGACAAATGGGTCTCATACAGTATTTAGCACCTGGACCTTGGCCAAAGGGCAGTGTAAAACCCCTTTTTTTGGATATACCAATAAATATCAATAACTTGAAAAGGAATCAACCATGGCACTAATATCACCAGGCGTAGAAGTAATAGTAAATGACGAGAGTCAATATATTCCTTCTGCTGTCAACACAGTCCCTTATTTTCTAGTAGCAACAGCACAAAACAAAGCTGATGCAGCTGGCATAGGCGTTGCAGCCGGTACAACCGCTGCCAACGCAAACAAAACTTATCTCATTACTAGTCAGAGAGATTTGGCAGCCACATTTGGTGTGCCATTCTTCTACAATACCACAACTGGCACACCTATCAATGGTTACGAACTCAACGAGTACGGATTGTTGGCAGCATACTCTGCACTGGGCGTTACAAACCGTGCCTATGTGCAACGTGTGGACATTGACTTGACTGAGTTGACTGCAAGTTTGAGTCGTCCCACCGGCAACGCCAATGATGGCACCTACTGGTTGGATACTACAGAAAGTTTGTGGGGAATATTTGAATGGGATCAAACAGCCGCAACATTTACCAATCAAGTGCCCATTGTGATCACAGACACAGCAGATGTAGTCAATTATGCTGGTGGCGATTACACCCCACTGGCTACAATTGGCAGTATCGGTGATTATGCTGTGAGTGCAGTGAGTTTGAACAATCAAAATTACTATAAAAATACAGACAATGTTTGGGTGTTGGTAGGATCAGATGCTTGGAAAAATTCTTGGTTCACAGTACAAGGCACCAACTCTGTGGTCGGAGCTGCATTGCAACCTGGATCTAACTTGCTTATCAACGAGACGTTGGTCACTGTGCCTTCTGCAGTTGCTCCGGCCACTCTTTCAACAGTGGCCGCTTTTGCAGCAGTCATCACAGCAGCCAGTATACCTGGTGTGACCGCCACGGCTGAAAGCAACAAACTCACCATCTACGCAGACAGTGACGCCACCAACGATGCCAGCACCAGTCAAGGCGGTGTGGTTAGTATTGAACTTGGTAATGTCAGCAGCGCGGATCTTTTGACTGCCTTGGGTATTGTGTCTGACGTATATCGTGCACCTAGCTACTTGCCATCCTACAGTTACCAGGCACCACGTTGGAGAACGTCAGACACCGATCCAGCACCCACAGGCAGCATCTGGCAAAACATCAGTGCAGTGGGCAACGGCATGAGTTTGAAATTGAAAAAGTACGATGCTACCCTGGACCTTTTTGTGTCACAAATCAGCAATGTATACAGTTTTGACGGTTCAGCTAATTTGGCATTGGATCCTGCAGGCGGCGGAAAAAACATTCCTGTGGGGACCACTTATGTGCAGTATAACACTGAAGAATATGTAACACTTCCAAATGACAATGCAGCTTTTACCATATGGGAACGTGTGGCATTGGGAGCTACCATTGTTACAGGAATTACCACACCCGGAGCCAATGGTGATTCATTGTTTGTTTCAGGAAATGAGTTTGATGTATTTCCTACCAGTGCAGGGTCAGTCCTTACACCTACGTATAGAGTGAGTCTTACTGGTACTAGCATAGCCAATTTTATTAGCAGTGTGAGCGCAGCCAACATTCCATATGTGAGTGCCAGCGTCAACAGTGCCGGCAATATTGTGTTTACTCACAGTCAAGGTGGCACTATCTATCTGGAAAACGTTACAGGCACACCCATTGCCACAGCAGGTTTTGTTGCTGGCACCACTCCCAAAGTTCACATTGATCAAAGCGGTGCAACAGTGCTGGTGTTGAGCAACTGGGTTGGCACTGATTTGTTCACTTATGTGGCCTCAGACTCTGCACCCGATCAAAACCCAGCAGACGGTCGTTTGTGGTACTACAGTGCTGTGGCTGATGCAGATATCTTGATCCAAGACGGCGGTGACTGGAAAGGTTATCAAAATGTCACCAACGACACTCGTGGGTTTGACCTCAGTCTTACCAATGAGTCAGGTCCAATTGTGAGTGCTACAGAGCCTACTACACAAAATGACTTGGCTGAAAGCCCGTTGGTGTACGGTGATCTTTGGTTGGATACCAGCGACTTGGAAAACTACCCTGTGCTGTATCGTTGGCAACAAGTTGACGGCCAGGATCAATGGGTGTTGATCAACAACACTGATCAGGTCAGTTCAAATGGCATACTTTTTGCTGATGCTCGCTGGGCTGGCAATGGCACCACAGACCCTGTGAGTGATCCATTCCCTACCATTCAAAGCCTTTTGACCAGCGACTATCTTGACTTGGATGCACCAGATCCTGCACTGTATCCCCAAGGTATGTTGTTGTGGAACATGCGCAGATCAGGTTACAATGTCAAGAGTTTCCAAAGCAATTATTTCAATGCTAACTCATTCCCTGACAGTGTGTTGCCCACGGTGAAAAATACCTGGCTCACAGCATCAGGTCTGCGTGATGACGGTGCTATGTATGCAGGACGCCTGGCACAACGCAAATTGATCGTGGCCGCTATGAAATCCGGTATTGACACCAGCTTGGCTGCACGCGAAGAACAAAATCAATTCAACTTGATTGCTGCTCCTGGTTATCCTGAACTACTGGTCAATTTGGTAGCACTCAGCAATGAACGTGCCAACACACTGTTTGTGGTAGGCGATACTCCCATGCGCTTGCCCAACACTGGCAACGCCCTGGTGGAACATGCTACCAACAACGGCGGCCTTGGAGTGTCAACAGACGATGGATTGATCATCAGCTCACCATATTCAGCTGTGTTCTATCCCTCATGTCAGACCACAGACCTGTCAGGCAACACTGTGGTTGCACCACCCACACACATGATGGTGCGCACAATCCTGCGCAGTGATGCTGTGAGCTATCCATGGTTGGCACCTGCTGGCACACGCCGCGGTGTGGTTGACAACGCAACTGCAATTGGCTACATTGATGCACAAACCGGCGAGTTCCAACAACTTGCAGTGGGACAAAGTGTAAGAGACATATTGTATGAAAACAATATCAACCCCATTACCTTTATTCCAGGTATTGGCATCACAAACTTTGGTAATAAGACACGTCAAGGTCTGACCACAGCCCTGGATCGTATCAACGTTGCTAGATTGGTGGCATTCTTGCGTGGTCGACTAGAAGAAATTGGCAAACTGTACTTGTTTGAACCCAATGATCAGATCACTCGCA